TTACCATGCCTGACCAATTACAACTTAGAGGTGGTACAACCTCAGAACATAGTTCATTTACTGGTGCTGCTAGAGAAGTTACCGTAGATACTACAAAGAAAACTTTAGTTGTCCATGATGGATCACAGGCTGGTGGTACGCCTTTAATGAAAGAAAGTGGTGGTTCAATAAACGCAGTTATTAATAATATAAATATAGGTAAAGGAACAAATTCTGCTGCTGGTAATACTGTTTTAGGAGAACTTGCATTAGATGGTTCTGTTACGGGTACAGACAACATTGCAATTGGTAAACAAGCGTTAACAGAGCTGACTTCAGGAACTCAAAATGTTTTTATAGGTTCACTAGGTGGTGATTCAATTACAACGGGTTCTAATAATGTGGGCATTGGTGGTAATACACTTGCAACTGCTAGTGTAAGTTCTAATAATATAGCAATTGGTAGAGATTCTTTACAAACCTCAACAAAAAGTAATCAAGTTGCCATTGGTTTTAAAGCGTTAAAACTTTGTAGTACTGGTGAACATAATGTAGCTCTTGGGTACGAAGCATTAGAAAATAACGAGACAGGTGATAATTTAATAGCAATCGGAACCACAGCTTTAAACACTAACACAACTGGTGCTTCGTGTATTGCTATAGGAAGAAATGCTTTATTTACTAATTCAGCTGGAACTCAAAATATAGCAATTGGTCAACAAACAATGCAGACCAATAGTACAGGAACTGATAATATAGCAATCGGCCACCGATCTTTGGAAGATAATCAACAGGGTGCACTTAATGTAGCTATTGGATCGTTTGCATTACAAAAAAATGTAAATTCTAATAATAATGTAGCTATAGGTCATAAAGCTATGTTAGATAACGAATCAGGTGAAGCTAATGTCGCAATCGGTAGAGAGGCACTGACTAATAATACAACTGCTAATAACAACACAGCCATTGGTTACACCGCTTTATTCACTAACACAATTGGTACAGGTAATACAGCAGTTGGTAGAGATGCACTTCTGACTAATAATTCAGCTAATAATAATACCGCAGTGGGTCTTAATGCACTTAAACTTAATACAGTTGCCGACAATACCGCAGTTGGTTCTGAGGCTATGTCAAGTAATACTACAGGTACTAATAATACAGGTATTGGTCATAATGCACTTAAAACTAATAGTGAAGGTTTAGATAATACAGCTGTAGGAGCAGATGCATTACTGTCAAATCAAACTGGGGGCAATAATACCGGAGTTGGTAAATCAGCCTTGAGGGATAATATAGGTAGTAATAACACCGCAGTTGGTAAACATGCTTTATTTGACAACCAAGGAGGTGCAAATAACGTAGCAGTTGGTTATATTGCAATGCAACTTAACGTATCAGGTAGTGATAACGTAGCAATTGGGCACCAAGCATTAGCTAAAAGTACTACTTCTCAAAATACAGCTCTAGGAAAAAATGCTTTATTGGACAACGAAACAGGTAGTAATAACACAGGTATAGGGTATCGAAGTTTAGCTAATGTTGATACAGGAAGTAACAACACTGCTGTAGGAGCAGATGCAGGTGATAATACAACAACAGGAGCAAACAACACATCTTTAGGTTATCAAGCACAACCTACTGGAAGCACTGCAAGTAATGAAGTAACGCTTGGTAATGGTAGTGTTGTAACACTTCGTTGTGCTGATGATTCAATAGCCACTTTGTCAGATAAAAGAGATAAAACAAATATTATTGATTTACCAGTAGGACTCAATTTTATAAATAGTCTTAAACCTCGTCAGTTTAAATGGAAAACAAGAGAAGGTGTACCAAGTAAAGATGGAACTGTCAGAGCTGGTTTTATTGCACAAGAATTACAAGAAGCACAAACTGGATCAGAATATTTAGATTTAGTTTTAGATAGCAACCCTGATAAATTAGAAGCTAAACAAAATAAATTAATTCCAGTTTTAGTAAAAGCAATTCAAGAATTATCTACAAAAGTCACAGCCCTTGAAGCAGGGTAAACTGTAAACAACTATTTAAAAACAATGGAAGAATTAACAACAGATCAAATTGCATTTATTTTTAAGACTGCTGGTGCTAGTGTTACTCAAATAGAAACCACTAAAACTGACTATGAAACAGACGAAGACTACAAAGACAGAGTTAAGCGTAATGTAGAGCATCTTGAAATTATTAAAGGTTATAAAAAACAAGATGGCACAACATCTATTTGGACTAGTGAAGATTTTACTGCTATTGACAAAGCTATTGTTGATGGAAAAAAACTTTATTAAATTATGACTAGATTAAAAAAATTACAAGAAAGATTACAAAAATTAAATCAAGATAGATCACAACTATCTATTTCTTACAATCAATTTACTGGTGCAATAATGGAAATTGAACGTCAAATTATTGAAGAGCAAGAAGTTATAAAAGAAGATACTAACTTAGAATCATTAAAATCACATGATTTACAAAGTTATGGACAATAATTTTGTTATTAATGGAGATTAAACTACCTGATTTACCAAATACAAATAATATATTAATACCGCCAAATACAAAATTTGATCTACCTATAGCAGACGTTCCATATTTAGATCCAGCTCTTTTACCTTCTCTGGAACAAGTTCAGTCGGGACTTTCGGAAGATCAGGCAAAAACTTCTGAAGAAGAAGAGGAGCAAGATGAGGGAGTGCAAGGTATAAACCCAGAACAGATACCATTGAACCTGCCAAAAAACTTAGAAGATACTTCAACTATAGAAACTGTAGGTACTTTTAATATACCTTTTTTTGGTGAGATGCCTATACCAGCCCCAGAGGTGATTGCATCTTCTGTAATAGCTGCGGGTACTGCATCTGTTGTATCAGTAGCAGGTGGTGTTGCTATGCAAGCTGTAGTAGGGCAAATAAAAAAAATATTTAAAAAGATATTTACTAAAGTTTTGAAAAAAGAAGTCGCAATTGTGAAAGAAAAGATGGATAATAATAAAGGTAGCTAGAGTACACATACACCCGTAATGTGGCGTCTAAACTAGCTACTTAAATTTTTCAGAGTTAGCTTTTACATAACTTCGTATATTGATTACATCATTACAAATATATGCGAACTTAGATTTAGGATTTATCATATAACCGCTTGCGTGAAGCTGCCCGCATTTCAAAATACGAACTAGCTGCTTATCATGCACTTGCTTGTCTAGTTCTTCTTTGGCTAGGTCTAGCTTTACTTTTGCTAATTCAGAACACGTTTCGTTATTAACTCCCAAAGGAACCATAAAAGATAATTGAAACCCCCATCCTTCGTTAATGCTATATGTCTCTTCTCCTTGTGCATCATTACCTGTATAAAAAGGTGTAAAACTCATTGATGGTTGAGAACAAACTAAATCATTATATTGATTCTTTGATGTTGCTCCTTGATTTATATTCATATTTTGATTGATAATGCTGGAATTACCAATCGCATTTGGTTGGGCTACAACATCAGTCTCACCTTCTGCGCTTGCAGAATTACTGACTAAACACAGACAAGCTAGTAATAACGCTTGTAGTCGTAATGTCATCTGTTTGAGTAATTTGCTCAGTGATAGCACTGGCAGCCCTTGAGGTAACGCTTAGTGTCCATTCAGCAGTATTATCTGTTGGAGTAAAGATTGCATCCTCAGCTGTTATACCACCACTTGTTGCTGAAGTTACAGTAATATTTGTACCTTCATATGTATTTAATGCAGATCCATATTTAATAGTTACAATGCTACGATCTATTGTCTGCGTAGTATTTTCAGTTCTGTTACTAGATCCAGTAGTCCAAGTAGGAGTTGTATTTGCAAAACATGGTGTTGACAAAAATAAACTTAAAATTAATAGTTTTTTCATTTGATACCTACCTTATTATTTTTATTATCCACTATTTTAGGAGCATTTGCATTACCATTTTTCTTTTTACCTGTCTGGACGCCTAGAGCGGCTAGTGAGCCACTGAAGATCGAGGCGATGAAAGTTGGATCAAAGTCTACAATCTTTTTCCCACTAGGTGGTTCGTAATAAGAAAGGGTTAGCATTGCAGCAGACCATACAAGCACAGCAATTTTGACAATCGTTTCAACACGATTACCTTCTTTTTCTTCTTGTTCTTCCATAAAAAAAACTGCCTAGTGTGTGAGGAGTAAGCTGTTGACCACTGCTTATTTAGGCAGCTATATGCCAAACTTAGCAAATACTGTTATGTTTGAAAAGTAACACATCTAATTTAATGTTAAAAGTTTTAAAAAAAATACTATTAACGTTTTTTTCAACAACTTCTGTAAAACGTTTGATAGTAGATTTACTTCGTAGTATTGCAAAACAGACCTCAAATACTCTTGATGATCGTGCTGTAGATATGTTAGAGCATCAACTGTTTCCTAAAATGAACTGATATGAACCATAAAGAGTTTTTAAAAATTCTTGTTGGCAACCCACCACCAGAAATAGAGTTTGAAATTGAAGTCAAACAACGTGAAACAGAACAACTGCCAGAAGAAGCTGTAAGAGCATACTGTTTAGACTTAGTTAAATACACCAAACTACAAGATTTACTTTTAACTTCAGCAATAATGCGTATATCAGATATAGAAACGAAACTATGTCGCTATGAGAAGGGTATGAAACTATACAAAAAAGTTAGAAAACTAGGGTTTTTTGGTAAAATAAAATATCTTCTTACTGGCAATACAGATAAGAAATGATTATATTAATTAAAAAACAAGACTAATCATGGATAAAAGCTTAGAAGTTTTAAACACTTTGCATTTATGTTTAGCAAAAGAATTATTAGGTAAGATAAAAAGTGGAGAAGCAAAAGCAGGGGATCTAAACGTAGCTAGACAGTTTCTAAAAGATAATGGTGTTGAGTGCTTGCCTGTACAAAAAAACCCAATGCAAGAGCTTATGGAGAACTTACCAGACCTAGATGCTGTACCTTTAGCTGATCTATAAATGATCTTTAAGTTTATAAAAAAGTTAGTTAAATACTATATAGACAAATTAATTTATTGGTTGCGTATGCAAAAGTTTAATTTAGAACTTAATAATGAAATAAAAGAGTTTCACGAAAATTGGTTAAAAGAAAATGTAAAAGAAAAACCAAAAATAAAAGAAGTTGGCAAATTTGGAGAAGATGGTTGGTCTATTTCTATTGGCAACCTAAACAAAAATAAGTAAATTGCAACCATTACCAAAAAAATTACAAGACTTTAGATATTTCTTAATCGTTACTTGGAGACATCTAAACCTACCAGATCCTACACCTG